AGATAACATCGTAAATCAAATTCGTCTAAAAGACTATTCAAGAAGCGATGTTCTTCTTGAAATTTCTTCTTTCCATATTGAAAATATTCTGTATTGGCAGAAGAAATAATCTGGGCACACTGTTCCTTAAATGTAATAGTCTTTGATCTAGTACAGATACTAAGACTTTTAAGGATAGATCCTTCATCAAGGGGAGCTTGAACTACACCTGTTTGGTAAACATTTGGAATGAATTTCCTTTTAAGGAAATCAACATTGTTTACATTGATAACAGGTACAGACTCTGACTCCTTATCAGCCATTGTGTAAATAACACCTCGTTTTTGAAGTGCTGTGCTAATGGTTGTATGATTAAGCCATGGAATACTGGTAGATGCACAGTTGTCATCACCATAAGTAATAATGGCCATAGAATCTTGAAAACGAGAATAATCAATAACATTGACTCCTCGTTCTTCTTCCACATCCATAGCGGCTAACATCATATACATAATGTTACACATGCCGTTAATTGGCGTGGTAAGAGGGTGTCCACTAGGATTGCTACCAAACATACCCACAACTGTTCCAAAAACATTGGACAATGGGTAACAAATATCGGTTGCTAATCCGCGCATGATCATAAGGTCGTCATCAGACCAACCATTATCCCTGCAAATCCTAATTAAAACATTAAAACTTGCTGTCATGAGTTCTGGTGGCATATTCTTATCGAAAGCCTTATAATCTCCGGCAATCATATTATCTTTACCATGTTGGGTAATATATTTATATATGGTTGTCCAGTCGCTACCGTGTGCGTTAGCACCGATAGCCATTCCGAAATCGCATCTCTTCTTTCCAGACACGAGTGGAATGAGCCACAGAAAATACATACGTACCATAATCATAAAATGAAGTGGTCCGCTATTAAAAATTCTGCACTTTTGTTTCATGAGTTTAGATTCAGAAATCGGCTCGTCTTTGAAATTAAAATCCCAGACTATATCGCCTCTTTCACCTCTCAAGTATTTCTCTTTGAGGTTATTAAACTCTTTTAAAATATCTTCCGTTAGTTCGTATTTAACAGCATGACCCGGTTCGGGTTCGCCTAGAACTAAATATTTGGACTTCGCACCTTTATGTGCAAAACCACCGGAAGTTGAAACGGGCACTCTATCTATATAAGAAGCGCCATCATATCCGTTGACACCAACATCGATGTCAAAAGGTTCGCAAGGAATAACAAAATTATTTTCTTTAATTTTCCTGCTGTACCAAGCATAAAGAGCATCTTCTGCTCTCTGAATATTCTTAGCTGGAAAACTAGGTTTAATAAACATAGGTGCTACATTTTGTTTGCACGCGATGGAAGACTTAACTCCCTTTGGCGAAAAATGGGTAAAATCCAACTTTCCGTAGTGCTGTAACACACGTTCAGCCATTATAGTATGGCAAACCATAGTTTTCATCTTACGACGATGAGTGTTCAAAGAACCAATCATCATCATGGATCCACCTTCTGTCAGACGAATAGGACATTTCCTATCTTGAATCTGAGTAATAGAAAGATCTTCAGAAGTTTCATAATGCTCATTAAGATCGACACCGTTGTAAGACAGTGGTGTGAATTTAGAATCGTCCAAATCAGGATTGATTAGACATGCTGCATAAACTTTGAAATGAGATCCAAAAGGTGCTTTCTTAGCACCGACATGAAATCCAGCAATGAAGCATCCATTTAGTGTTTTAACTATATATGGTGCTCCACATTCACCAATAATGGTTTCAACTTTTGTATAAGCTGTATAACCATTATAGGCATAAGAAAAATATTTGTCACTATAAGAAATCGGGCTCGTTTGTAAAGCTTCAAAATCTTTGTGAGCAATTAATCCATCTCGTTGACGAATTACAATGGTACCAGATGTTTTTCCTTTAATCATCCCTGGAAGGAGAAATTTCCGTACGTCACGGAAAGTTCCTAAAGCGGAATGTCTAAAAAATATAACATCAGTTGGTCCATATCGTTCATCAAATTCAAAATTGGTTTCATCAACCAATACTTTGAATCTGCTAGGTCCTCCTTGTTTAGTGACATCGTGTCTAATGATATCCATACGTAGAGGAAAAGCATGTTTGAGTGAATCAAAATAGTGTTTTGGCAATGCCATAACATTACCGTACAGTCCAAGTCCACATATTCTATGATATTGACTTTCGGCGAGGTTTTCTGCCACTAAATGGCAGCAATTAAGCTCGATACTTTTGACTAACTGGTCAAAAGTAACTGTACTAGGGGCACCAGAAAGACGAGTAATATTTTCATACTGTGCTTCCCAGTGGTTGGAATCAGCTTGATTTTGGTCTGGTTCCGGCTTAGACTGAGGGTGAATTGTACTATATAGTTGTACAACTGTATAAAGAGCACCCAAAACAGCTAAAGTGCCAGCAACAGAATACTTGTTATAATAACAAGATAAATCGTGCTTAATTGATTGGAGTAATACACCACGGCCATAGGCACGCTGGCATATTCCATTTGCCCAATTTTGCCATGAATCACAAATACATCGTGAGGCAATAAACATGGGTAAATATGCAAACCACCAAGGTACTCCAAACCTTGACGGAAGTTGTCTAATAGTGATAACAACCTTTTTAGTAAAATAATTAGGTTCACTATTCCTGTAAGCTTTGGATACAATCTTATGTAAACACCAAAATATAACAAGTTTAATAATGGTAAAAAGAATAATCCAAGAACTAACGTTTTCAATAATAAATTTAGTGGCATTAACCACCTTAACAATACTGTCAACGCTATGCTGTGCTTCAGTGCACGAGCAAATAGCTTCAGGTACTAGACATTGTGAGCAGAGCTCACTCTCCATGAAATGTTCTGCACTTTTCTTGGCATGTTCACCTCTAAAATGATGAGGTTTTTGAACTTTTTCCAACAAAAAACGAGATAATTCTGCTAATGATAAAGCAGTACAATCTGTTTTATTGGATAACCAAGTTTGCGAAACCTTATCCCAGTAAACGGGAATAGATTTGCTAGTAAGAACTTTATATTTTCTAACATGAAATTCATGAAGATTATGGTTTTTATAACCATCTTCGGAGAGATCTCCCTGGAGCTGTTGTTCACCAGGTTTCTGATACTCATCCTTTACTGTAACCTCAATAAAGAGGTCACGTCTATACGCACCACCACCAGGTCTAAATACTTTAGAAATACCAGCATCATATGAGTTGGTAGTCTTCATAATGTATTTACAAGTAAAAGGAATCATTCCTTTATCTTCTAAATTAGCCTGATTAGTGACGTAGGCAACAGTGTTTGCAAATTGGATGCACTTAGAGTTAGCGCCTCCTTTCTTTTGCAAGTTAATGTCATCATTGAATTGATCTATGTCATCAATTTTACAAACCTCATGAGAGGCCTTAAATTCAGACATATATTCATCATCTTCATTAAAAACATAAACAAGTTTGGGATCAAATTTAGTATTTGATACACCAAGATCTGTCATTCTCATACAAACAGTGTAAAATCTTATCCATAAGTGTAGATTTACCAACACCTGGAGCACTAAATAGAACAATAGATATAGGAGCCTTGCGCTCAGTTTTAATACAAAGTTTATCATCAACTCTATACTTGTAACGAGACAAAGCAGCTTGTTGTTTTTTGAGGATAGCTGCCTTATACTTATCCGCGGCATAAAAACTCATTAGTTTCTTGCCAGTTTCCAGAGTCTCATCAACTTTACGTCGATAATCATCCAAAGACATTTTATGATTTGCCAATAAGGCAAATTTATCGCTGTAATATGTAAGAAAATCAAAATCTTTTTCGTAGTCGATAATTTCTTGATCATCAATATATATAGCGTTATAATTACCAGTTTCAAGGTACAAGATAACCTTGTCGGTAATAAAAGTAGCGCCATCAATAATATGAAGCGCAACATTTACAGCATGAGTGTTATTATACTCTTTCTGCAAATTTTTGGCATGAAGCTCGGAAAAGCCAAGCCAAGTAGAATCTACACCAGATTTAACAAAAAGTGGTGTACATATAAGAAATGAACAAAAAGTAGAAAATTTTTTAGCAAAATCACTATTTTTAATTTGTTCAGACTTACTAAGACAATTCCTAATATCTTTAAGGATTTGCTTAAAAGTCAATTTATCTACAGCTCCTTGAGCGTAGGTAATGTTGGATCCTTCTTTTTTAGGTCGTCGGTATAAATTGACGCCCAAGCAAAGAAAAATAAAAGCTAAAACGTACTTCTCATATTTACGAGTAAACTGAGAGTATGTCAACCCAAACATATCTCGCAAATACGAATGTATTGCAGTAATGAATGAAATGGGTGAAGTACACTCTTTCAATCTTATAAAAAAGTTTGTATGAATGTACAAGTATTCCTCAATATTTGAGGATTTGTTTCCAAAAATTTTGGAAGAAATGGTTTGGCCTTTAAAGATAGCCGAATCTAACAATTTAATGTCTTGTTGGGACAAAAATTTAAAATAATCCATAATTGAAGTATTATATCGGGCATTACCCGTAAAAACAGCCTTCAGCGGCTTATACTGACTATAAGGTGTCACCTATAATATGTTCTCACTTAAGAGAAACTAAGGTACTTTTATGGCAACTAGTACGAAACCGTATATTTTGAAAAACATACAAAACAAATAAATAATGTGTGTATTCATATCAAATTTTAATGATAAATGTCAACACAAGACAAAATTAAGAGGGGGATCAGTTTCCCAGCTTAATTAAACATGAAAACTAGAAACGTTTCATAAAGTGCTCGTCGTGAGAGCATTAGCGTTAAGGGGGGAACAGAGCGTGATCCGCGAGAATAAGTTCTGGAGCCCGATCTACCTGTAACTTACGTGATAAAATCACCACAGTCGATCTTCTTTGAACACCTCTAATACTAAAGTATTCACGAACTTACATTAAATTCTGTCGTCTATAATTTCCCTGCAATTAATGCGGGAGGTCTGATTAGACCCAGATAAAATTCTATACAGCTCAAAAGAGC